AGTTTGTTGCCTAGCATGTAAATTTTGTAAATTAGTTTGCTGATTGTTATTTAGATTAGCCATATCCATTTGTAGATATGCTTGTGCATTAACAACTGCAGCTTGTTGGTTATTTGCTAAGTTTTGAAATATAACTTGTTTATATGTTTCTGCATCAGCAGCAGCTATTGGTACAGATGATTTTAATATACCTTCAGCTAATGCTTCAGCTAACATTGTAGAAGCACCTAGACCTCTAGCTTGCATAGTAGCTTTAGCAGCTTCAGCAGCACCTCTAGCAAATGCAGGTAATGGCGTACCCTGTGCTAAAGATGTTTGAATATCTTGTGAAATATTTTCTAACTGACCTTGTACTGTAGCTCTTGAATCTATATTAGCTAATGATTGAGTTGCAGCAACCATAGGGTTTGTAACTGTGCCTTGTGCTGCAGTCATTGTAGGTGCTGTTCCAACTACGTCTGCAGTAAATTGTGATGCAGTTTGTGGAGTAATAGCTCCAACTTGCTGAGTTGTAGCAGCAGTTCCCATTGCAGCTGCTGGTGCTACTGCTTGTGCAGCTTGTGCAGCTAAAGTACCAGTAACTCCAGGAGTAGCTAGTAATTCATTAGTTTGTATATTCTGTGCTTGTGGCTGAATACTAGTGCCTTGAGGTAAACTCGGTTGTGTTAATAAACTATCAATCAAACTAACAGACTTTTTAGTACCTGTCTGTTCTGTTTGAGCAGGTGTTATTGCACCTTTCTGTAATTGTATATTGCTAGGTGTCGCCATTATCTTCCTTGTCTATTATATTTTTTGAAGCTACGCTTCTCTTGTTTATTTTTATTTTTCTTATGAATCCTAGGACGTTTCTTAGGTTTTGGTCTTGGTACAAAATCTTTAAACTTTCTAGCCATTATTTATTTTAAAACCTTTATACCATGCTGGTAAACCTATGAAAGGTCTTTGATCAAATTGATTTTCTTTTGCAGTCTTTGATTTTGCTTTATTGTAATGTAAAAATACTTGACCACAATCTTTACCTTTAAATTCTTCTCTCCAATGTTCTAAATCACATCCAGAATAAACTAGCATATCACCTGGTTCTAAATCTACTTTGATACCAGCTTGTGCTGTTTTACCAGTTGGATCTAAATATATTGGCCAAGGGTCACCCCCAAGATTTAAAGTTGTTGATATTTCACAAGAGTATCTATCTTTGTGTCTTGCTAATACATCTCCTTTTTTATATATTCTAGCGTAAGAATATGTTTCACTTAATTTTAATTTAGTATGTTTTTCCATCACAGGTTTTACTTCTTGTAATAAAGTTTCCATTGCAATGTCACTATAATGTGAATAAGTATTCGGTACTTGTTCATCATTCCATATTCCAAAGTATTCTGTATATGGTGATATATATCTTTGATCAAATAAAAATCTTGCTACATTTCTTTTGTTACAAAAATATTTATAAACAAAGTTTGCTAATTCTTTTGATATTGCTTTTTTAATTACTGTATATTTATTTTTTTGAAACGACATTTTTAATAATATTTTTCCCCTTTAATTTTTTATTTGACTGTATAAAATTTTTAATATAGTCTGGTTTATTCTTCACAGTATTAGTTTCGAGGGTAGCTTGTATTACAGCTTTTTTCATATTATCATTAGGCTTTGACATTTAAAACACTATTAGGTATTGCCTGACAGTTCCAATGTATAAATCTAAATGGTTCATATCCCATGTCTACAATGTATTGATGTGGCATGTATGAAGGAAAGAACATAGTTCTTCCTGGTTGAACTTTATAATTAATCTGTGTTGATGCATATGTTACTTTTGTTTTATCTTTTTCTGGTAAAAGATTCATAATATTACCTGGTCTTGGATCTTCAAACAATGGCATTGATGTAGCTTCACTTGCTTTTAAAAAATAAAAACCAGAGATATGCCCATTCCAATGAGTATGTAATGTATGATGTCCTCCACCTCTCTTAGCAAACTCTTGCACCCACATTTCTGTAATAAATACTGTGTAATTTGTTAAATCAAATCCCATTTCAATTAACAAATTATGTGATGTAGCACCTATGTAATCTTGTAATTTTTTAAACTTAGGATCACCTATCAATGATGTTGAATGAAACACATGACCCATATCTCCTTTATTTCCAAACTTTTTATTTCTTTTATTTATTGATTCTTTTAAATTTTTTTTAGATTCTTCAATATATTTATCAGATGCATTATTTAATTCATTTACAAATCCTGGCTCATCACCATACCATATTGGGCAACTAAATAAATCTTCTCTGTTTAATTGTTTTGGAAACTGTAAATCTGTTTTTAATTTTTTAGTTTTTTTCTTTTTCATATTCTCCTTATCTAAATGGCCAACCAAGGTTCCATATAACTAAACTATGTCTTGAGCCTTTTTTTACTGGACATACTCGATGCCATACAAACGAGGGGAATACTACTAAACTTCCTTTAGGTAATATCTCTTTACACTTTACAGGTTTTCTAGGTTTATCAGGATCTAGATTTCTAAAATCAAATTCTAATTCACCACCTTTATATTCTTTTGGATCTGATAATGTAACTGTCACAGATAACTTTCTAATCTTACCGTGTGATGGGTCATTAGCAGTTTCTCTGATATAAGGCTGATCCCAACTATCACAATGCCAATCATAAAATTGATCTTTAGTATATTTTGTAAACTGGCAAGATTCAGAAAAATCCCATTCAAAATTCCAACCTGCATTTCTATTTGCTTGATGAACATATGGTTGTATCTCTTTATAAATCCACCTATCATTCATCCAAACAATATTTGAATTTCTTTTCTTTTTTAAATCTTTAACTTGATTTTTGTTTAATGGTCTATTACCATAACCTCCAGTAACTGCCATTTGATCTTGTAATGATTTTCCATATCGCACAATATCATCACATATTCTTTCTGGTATTGCACTTTGGAAATACCAATAATAATTTGTTAAGTTCATATCCCTTATATTATACTATTGTTATTTAAAATTGTCAAGGGGTATATTATTTACTAATTGTTAATGTTCCTGATGCTGTAAATTTTGCTATTTTATCTCCACTTGGATGCGTAGATCCTGTAAATGCACAACAAGGAGATCCTGTAAATGTTAAAGCACTTGGTCCTCTTACTACTACCATACCTGATCCTCCTGCTGCACCACATATTTGACCTGGATTATTTTGGCCACCGCCTCCACCACCACCTCCAGTGTTAACTGTACCTGCTACAGCATTACATCCAGGTTGGGCTGCAGAACTTCCAGCACCTGAAGCACCACGGCCTCCACCTGCTGGACTAGCACCTGCTACACCTCCATCACCATGAGTTGAATTTGTTTCATATCCAGTTGCACCACCTCCACCACCACCAGAAAAACGTGAACAAGATCCTAATATATTGTTAGCTGTTCCATCTCCACCATCACCAGCAGTGTTGTTATTAGCAGCATTTTGTCCTGCTCCTTCAGCTCCACCACCACCGCCTCCTGCTTGATTACCACCTCCTCCAGCACTTGCAGTACCACCAGGAAAACCTTGTGGAGGACTTACAGGGGGTGTATTACCAGAACCAGCGGCATGAGCATTATGAACTGTAGCACCTCCACCACCTCCAGATCCTCCAGGTCCATTAGAATTTCCAGAACTAGGTTGTCCACCACCGCCACCTGTTGATGTTATTGTTGAAAATATTGAATCATTTCCACGATTACCGTCTTTAGCTCCACCAGCTCCAACTGTAATCGTAAAACTTCCTGTTGTTAAACTAGTTAGAGATGAGCCTCTAAGTGGACTAGGGCCATAACCAGAAGCTCGATATCCACCACCACCGCCTCCACCAGCACCTCTATTATTACCACCACCGCCACCACCAGCAACTACTAAATAATTTACATCTACACCTAATGCCACTGTTCCATCAGGCCATGTTCCTTGAGATCTAGCATTAAATTGACTTTTTAAATTCCATACACCACTTGCTTTGTTTAATTCTTTTACGATAACTATTCCTGATCCACCTGATCCACCTCTTCTACTTGGGGATGGACTTGGTCCATTTGATCCAGGACCTCCACCTCCACCACTTCCAGTGTTATCACTCCCATTACCAGCAGCTCCACCATCAGGTGCACCTGCACCTCCACCACCTGGTCCTCCATCTCCACCAGTAGGGCTAGAATTGCTTCCACCTCCACCACCACCTGCATAAACACCAGAGTTTGGTGCTCCTGTAAAATCTGGGCTTACATCTAATCCTGATCCACCATCTCCACTAACAAAAGGACTACCTGAAGAATTTTCTCCTGCTGATCCAGCTCCACCTCCACCAGCACCTTGTGATAATGGAGCATTTCTAACGCTATTTCCACCAGGGTTACCTTGAGGTGGACTTACTGGAGGAGTATT